AGCCATGTGCGATGCCGTGGCGGAATATCTGCCCTGTTGTCTGTAAAGCTCGCTTTGCCACATCTCCCACGCCGCGGGCTTCAATCGTCTTTATCATCCTCACAATTTCAGGCGCTTCGATATCAGCGATGGGCCGCGCGCCGAGTGAGGGATATACATTAGCTTTGAGTCGGCTTTTAGTAGCGCCGATGTGCTGCGAGCTTTTATCGACCTTCCAGTGATCGAGCCATAGCTCGGCGACAGACTTGAAGCTGCTGGCATCGGCCGCTCTCTCCAGCTTGCGCGCGGCCATCGGGTCCACTCCATCAGCCAACAGCCGCCGCGCCGCCGCATGGCGCTCTCTGGCGCTCACCAGCGGGACATCTGGATACTGCCCGAAGCTCATCAGCTTCTCTTTGCCGCTATGCCGGTATTTCCAGCGCCAGAGGCGACCGCCGGCGGGAGTGACCTGGAGATACAGACCGCGCCCATCCGTCATGCGGTAGGCGGTGGCGCGCGGCTTAGAGCGGCGGATTTCGGTATCAGTTAGCATTGACGGGCCGCTCTTCAGGATCAGGAGTGATATAGCCTTCGCGAACTGCCAACAGCGCCCGATTGAAAGCTAGCGCTCGACCATAGCTTTCTTCGCAGAGATAGTCTCCAGCGAAAACTCGATATCGTTTTCCAAAATGCGAAGTTTCGATTTCAACACGGGTATATGGGAATTCCTCTCGAAACTCCCGTTCTGCATTACTCATTCGTGGCATGGTTCCCTCCAATCGGTTATAGGGTCAGTGCGAGCCCTGTTTCATTAACTTCCTTAGCAATGCAGGTAAATTCAGCCCAACCATAACCACCGCGATGGTGGTTGCCAACCTCACCACAATTACGGCATACAGGTTCCGTATTAAAGCAGCGAAGCGATTTTCCTGAGTGAAAGTCGAAGCCGTTGAACGTCTCAGTTACTTGGACTGCTCCGCTATCCAGCAGGATTCGATCTCCGATCTGGTAGGGGCGGTTGAGGTATGTCATGCCATCCACAAATGCGCCGCGAGGATCATCGTCAATGCAAGCGTGCTGCTTATATTCAACTTCATCCAATGAGCGCTTGACCGCTGAATAAATCATTTTTTCTTTCTCCCTCTGCGACCAGTTGCCGCATACGATGATCCAACTATGACAGAATACTAGTAGCCTGTCAAGAGATACCCCCAATTATTTTTGAGCGTACCCCCAAAAGTATCCCCATGAATCATGGATAGCACTATACCCCATTAGACCGCTTTGGACTATCTTTTTCTTTAGAATGATGGAGATGGGAGACGTTATTAGACTAAGTTGGACTGTATTAGAAGGGTATTTGGTGGGCAGTGAGGGACTCGAATCTATTGCAATTAAAGGATTTATGCGCTAGTTTACTAAAAATACCCCCAAGAATACCCCAATTGCGTCAAGGCTTGCAAACCACTTTGAAAACCTGTTCCATCGGGCTATTTGGTTGGATGCGCCTTGTCACACCCTCAGGGCCCCTCTCAAGTTCCGGATATGCTGGTATTCCGGATCTCATTTTCCCCGAGTACGGCATTACCCCTATTACTGTGTAGGTTTTGGATTGACAGTTTCCCCATATCGCGATGTCTTCAGATTGCGGAGCGTTCACAATATCGCTTTCAGGAAGGTTCATGACAATGTGAGTCTGAAATTGCCCAGTGGCGGGCATACCGGAGAGCAGTTGAACGGCAATGAGGGGGCGAATTTGGATTCTGGCCCAGATTTCGCCATTTGAGAGTTTCGTGATCTTAATCTCATTCTGAGCAGACTTCTGTCCGTAAGCGCTGCTCATCCCCGTCAGCGCGAGAGCCACAAATAGTACCAGAGTTTTCCTCATAGCGCATACAGCCTACACCACTTTTGGGTGGCTGGAACCGTTATAATTCGTGCTCATTCGCAATAATTGCGGCTCTCTCTTATTCTCGCCAGAGAGTGATTACCGTACAGGAAGCCGCTGCGGAACTTCTAGCGCGTCGAAAGGCGCGGCGGAGCTTGCATGACTACATCTGCTATACGAATGCCCGGTACAAGGCTTCCTATTTCTCCGTGAGGGTCTGTGCCGCTCTCGACAAATTTATAGAGGATGTGCAAGCCACCAAGCGTCCCATCCTCATTCTTCAGGCTCCCCCGCAGCATGGAAAATCCGAGATGGTCTCGCGCAAGTTGCCGGCCTACTTGCTCGGCAGGTTTCCTTATTGGCGCATCGGTGCGGCGAGCTATTCGACGGACCTTGCGAACAACATGGGTCAGGACGTGCGACGGAATCTCGCCAGCCCCGAGCACAAGCGGCTGTTTCCTGAAGTTGTCGCGAAAGGCAAATATGATCTCAATCGCATTGGAGAGTTTACTGCTCCTGGTGGTGATGGGAGCTACGTTGGGGTTGGCATTGGCTCTGGGCTCACTGGTCGCCCGATTGATATTGGGATTATTGATGATCCGACAAAGGATCAGCAGGAAGCTCTAAGCCCTGTCACCAAAGAGAGCCATTGGAACTGGTATCAATCCGTCTTTACGACTCGAATGTCCGAATGCTCGGGCCAGATCATTATGGCGACGAGTTGGGCCGAAGATGATCTTCCAGGCCGCATTGCTACGCAATATGCAGATGATGGACGGCTTCTTCATCTTCGCTTCCCGGCTATCAATTTGTCGGGTGAATCCGGTTATGACCCAGAGTTGCCTGAAGGTGCTCTAGTTCCCGAGTTGCACAGCCTGGAAAAACTCTATGAGACGAAAAGGCTGCTCTCTGATTACTGGTGGAGCGCCATGTACCAGCAGAGACCAAAGGCTCTTGGCGGTAACGTCTTCAAAGAGACTGGCATTCAATTTTGGCTGCCGAAGGATTTGCCTGAACGGTTCGATAAGGTCATTGACTCCTGGGATTGCACTTTTAAGGATACGGATGGAACCGATTATGTAGTCGGTCAGAAGTGGGGCAAAAAGGGGGCCAATTCTTATCTGCTCGCTCAGAGGCGCAATCGCATGAGCTTCACGGCGACCACAGAAGCGGTGAAAGAGCTTCACACCTTGCACCCGCGCTCTCAGGTAATTCTCATCGAAGACAAGGCTAATGGGCCAGCCGTAATCGACACTCTTAAAAAAGATGTGCCTGGACTTCTACCAGTTGAGCCCGATGGCTCCAAGCTGGCGCGCGCGCACGCTGTCACCAGCTATTGGGAAGCTCGCAATGTGTGGCTACCGCATCCGGACATTATGTCCTGGGTTGGCGATGTCAACGGCTCGCATAAGCCGGGGAGCCTCCTCTCTGAGTTAGCGGGCTTCCCTGCCACCGCGCATGACGATCAGGTAGACGCTTTGACTCAGGCGCTCCGGTATCTCTATCCATTATTCAATCGTCTGAAAATTACGGATGAAGTGTTAAAACGCGCAATGATGCGATAATGCGGGCGTGAGTTGGACTAAAGCTGCTACCGTGACCGTTTGTAAAGAGTGCGGCGATGACATTTGGCCAGCAGATGTAATTTATGTAACCAAAGATTTAGAGCCGCAATTTCCTGGACCCCCTCGCGTCCGACGTGAGACGCTGTGCGAAGATTGCGGCAAGCTATATCTGGAATCTCAGGAGTTAGGATCGGATTCTATATGAGCGACGATCAGGTTATTAGGTTCAAAGTGGAAGCATTCCGTGCCAATGAGTGGCAAGAGATTCTTGGCCTTCATCGTGTCAGTAAAGGTGAGAGATTTCGCGTATACGCATTAGATGGAGTGCGTATCGCAATTCAAGGAACCGCAACTAAAGATGGTTTTCTTCAATCCAATGGGCTTGGTTCGGTTGAATTTGAGTACGGGGCGCATGACGGCGACTGCAATGAACCGGCACGCGAGCTAATTTATGATGACGAGGGCCGCTTGCATGAGGTTCGTTAGCTGGATCAAAGGAATGTTTGCGAAAGCCCCCGCGGTAGCGGCTCAACCTACTCCACCTAAAGATAAGCTCGCCCTCACTCGCGCTGTTCTCAAAGCTCGTGCAGCAGCAGCCACCCCCGATCCTTATCAATATGAGATAAAGCCGCCCGCACTACCTAAAGGCGTAGTCCCTGAGGGCAAAAAGGCCCTTATTGCGGCCGATAGTATGCCTTACGATTTCGCGCGCTCCATGATGGGCTACAACGTGGAATACGTGGGCTTCCCCGGTTATCCGCGGCTCGCGATGTTTGCCACTCGCGCCGAATATCGGATGTTCGCTGATGCGATTGCAACTCAACTTACCCGCGAATGGATTACGTTGCAGTCTTCGGATACCGCGGGAAGCGAGACTCAATCGAAGATTACGGAATTGAATCAGGCAATCATTGATATCGGTTTGCGTGACGCGATTCGGCTGGCCGCAGAACATGACAGCTATTATGGGCGCGGTCAGATATTCCTGGACCTTGAAGATCAGGATAGAGAATTGCCGCTAATTCTGAGCAATAGGACGATCAGAAAGGGAGCGGAGTTTCGCATCAAAGTCGTAGAAGCGATGTGGACTACGCCGAGCGCTTACAATGCGATTGACCCCTCCGCTCCTGATTTTTATAAGCCTTCAAAGTGGTTCATGTTGGGCAAGGAAGTTCACGCTTCTAGGTTGCTGACGATCATCACACGGCCCGTACTCGACATGCTCAAGCCGGCTTTCAATTTCGGCGGAATGAGCATGAGTCAACTAGCGGAGCCTTATGTTGACAACTGGCTTCGGACCCGTCAGAGCGTAGCGGATCTCATCAATAATTTCAGTATTACTGCTCTCAAAACGAGTATGGATCAGGTTCTGCAAGGTAGTGATCCCTCGGCTGGGGATGATCTTTTTAGACGAGCTGAGTTGTTTACGCTCACCCGTAGTAATAAGGGCTTGATGTTGCTCGACAATGAGCGGGAGGATTTAGTTCAAACTAATACCCCTCTGAGCGGTCTCGCAGAACTTCAATCCCAAGCGCAAGAGCAGATGTGTTCGGTGAGTCACATTCCGGCAGTCATTTTGCTTGGTATTGCCCCCACGGGGTTTGGCAATGTCGCGGAAGGAGAAATTCGTACTTTTTACGATTGGGTCGCATCGCTGCAAGATACATTTTGGAGACAGCCCATCAAGACGGTTATCGATATCCTCCAACTCAGTCTATTTGGAGAAATAGACCCTGACATTACTTTCAGTTTTGAGCCGCTTTACCAGATGACTCCGAAGGAACTGGCGGACATCAGAACGGCAGACGGTGCGACGGACTGCAATTATATTGATCGCGGTGTTCTGGACCCGCTTGAAGTTCGCGAAAAGCTCGCGCGCAACCCTGAGAGCGGATTTCAGGGATTAGACATTGACGATATTCCATCTCAGGAGGAAGAAGATGAAGACGTTCCATAAAGCCCTAAAAGGTATTTTTTATTTCGGTTGGATACCCATACTCGCACTCGGGATGGTTGCGGCTTTAGCTGCTGGCGTTACTGGCGAATTCACACAGGTCACATCCATGAACGGTTATCAGGTCGCGGGCGCGGCGGGAGCGTCGGGGCAAGCTCTCTGCTCGAATGGAACCTATTATGCTGCACCTTGCACGTTGACCGGTGGAACCATAACGGGTGTTACGGCGAACGCTCCTTTGAGCGGCGGGGGTTCAAGCGGTTCCGTGAGCATAGGGATGCAGAATAGCGGCGTTACGGCTGGCAGTTATACGAACCCCGATATCACGGTTGATCAATATGGCCGTGTGACTGCTGCTTCAAATGGGACTACTGGCGCATTTGTCCAGGCTGCGACTACGACTTCTACATGTACGACTGGATCATCGAGCTATGATGCTTGCGATAGTTCGTTGACTTGGCCTGTCGCTTTTGCCGATACGGATTATTCCGTAACTTGCGTAGGAGTAAACGCTTCCGACCCGCGTGCTGTTATTCATGCTGTTTCTCTAAAAACGACAACTGGAGTTACGGCATCCACCGTCACTGAAGGTTCAGTGGCAGTTAGTTTTGGTGAAATTGATTGCATCGGTGTCCACAATTGAATATTAAAACCGCGCGCCCTGTGAGAGCTAACCAGGGCTTGAGGTTCCGCTATCAGCGTCAAATGCTCGCTCTTATCGATGAGATGGGAGCGAGCATTATCTATTGGCTGACCGCGCAGTACCGAGACAGTCCGCCCGCGCTCGCACAGGATGCTACGCCATCCCGTGAGATGCAAAAACGCTTTCAGGATGTGGCGAAGCGTTGGCAGTATAAATTCGATAAGGCTGCTCCGAAAATAGCGAAAGCCTATTTGGATGGATCTTTCAAGGCTGTCGATAGTGCGATGCGAATGGCGCTTAAGGATGTTGGCTTTGCGGTTAAATTCCAGATGACCCCAGCGATGCGGGACGCTCTGAATGCCTCTTTGGATGAGAATGTAGGACTCATCCGGTCCATTCCCGCTCAATATTTACAGCAGGTTGAGGGTGTAATTTCGAGAGCATATGCGAACGGGCACGGGCTTGACGCGATGGTTAAGCAGTTGAAACTGCTATATCCGAAAGCTGCGAATCGTGCCGCTATCATTGCTCGTGACCAGAGCAACAAGGCGACCGCAGTAATGGCGCGTACACGGCAACTCGATCTTGGAATCGAAGATGCCATTTGGCTTCATTCTCACGGTGGGAAGACTCCGCGTCCTGAGCACGTTAAGGCTGGCCGGGAAAAACGGCGGTACAAGATTGCTGTAGGTTGTCCGATACCTAATGAGAAGGGGGAACTTGAGTACATCCAGCCTGGAGAGAAAATAAATTGCCGTTGTGTGTCGCGTCCCGTGCTTCCCGGTTTGACGCAATAATGAAATCGCTGTAATTATTTTGATTACATGCCCATTAAAGCTTGTACGTTACCGGGAGGTGGTTCGGGTTTCCAGTGGGGAGATCACGGAACCTGCTATCCGACTCGCGAACA